TTACTGGGGTTGCGGGGTGTAATAGTAGTAAACTTTCAACTCGTCTTTTTCACGATTGTATACAATCTTATCGATTATGTTCTTTAAAATCTCATTTTTGGTCACATTATCCACGGTATCCGAACAGATAATTTCATATACATTTCTGACACGTTCCAACATAGCAGCTTTTGACGGATCTTCCTCTGGTTCTTCAACGCGACATTCTTCCAACTGTTTTTCAAGAAGTTCTTTCTCTCGCTGCACAAGTTTTTTATTCTCCTGATATTCTTCGAGTGTGTCTACGCCGTTCCGATAGGCTTCTTTGATTCGGTCGAATTTTTCCGCATTCTTTTTCAGCTGATCCATGATGATTGCAGAGAGATCAACAGTCTGTGTTTGTACAGGATTGACATATCTGTAAACGATGTTGCCCGTATCGAGAACTTCTTTGAGGGAAGCAAGTACAGCGGGCTCCAATTTGAGAGAGCTGACAGAAGTCTTGGCAAGACATTTTCCTTTGGAATATCCATAACAGGTAAAATAACTGTAAACTTTAGATCCTGCGACACGCTTGGAAACCATCGTTCTGCCGCATACAGGGCACTTGACTAAGCCAGAGAGCCAGTGCTTGTATGTAGAGGAGGGTCTGGTGCCGGATGGTCTGTATTCGCTCTTACGGCGCGCCTGAGCCTGCTCAAACAGTTCTTTTGATATAATAGCGGGATGCTGACCATCGGAAATGATCCATTCCGATTCGGGGCGGATTTCTTTTGTCTCATTGATCACTCGATTCCAACGTACCATTCCACAATAAGTTGGATTCTGTAAGATGTATTCTATGGATCGGCGTTCAAATGGCTTATTATGAGAGGTCTTGAATCCATGTAAATTTAGATAGCGTGCTATGTCAAAGAATCCGATATGCTCATTCACATATTTATTAAAAATGAGTTTGACGATCTCGGCTTCTTCCGGAACTATGACGGGAGGTTTTCCGTGTTCCTGAATTCGGTATCCGAGCGGCGGTCGTGCCTGATATCCTCCGCGTTTGGCTTTTTCTGTCATGCCGCGGGTTACTTCGCCTGACAGACGAACAGAGTAATACTCGTCCATCCATTCGATGATCCGCTCGATCAGGCTGCCAAATGGACCGTCTATGATCGGTTCGGATACGCTGACAACTTCCACGTTATGCTTCTTTTTGAGCAGAGATTTGTAGACGATGCTTTCCTCCTGATTTCTGGCAAAACGGCTGAATTTCCAAACTACGATATAATCGACGGGATGATCGTCAGATTTAGCCAGAGCGATCATCTTTTGGAATTCCGGACGTTTATCAGCTTTTCGACCGGATATCCCTAGTTCATAGAATATTTTCAGAATGACCATACCGTTCTTCTTGGCGTATTCCTTTAACAGCGCGGTTTGGGAATCTGGTGAAAGTTCTTCCTGGCCGGAAGTGGAGACTCTAACGTAGCCATAACAATATTTAGTTTCCATGTTATCACCTCGGTTGATTTTATTCCTGTCTATACAGGAAAATGAGTATAAAAATAACAGCCAGCGGTGAACGGGTGTTCCGCTTGCATTGGCTGACCGAAGATGATACAATAATTAAGCAATGAGGGTATCATTCTTCGGAATGTTACTTGAGCCGTTCCTGTTGGCGCAGGAGCGGTTCTTGACTTTTAAGGTACATTTGCTATAATGTACTTAACAAGACAGCCGATACGATAGAGCAAACCTATCCGTTTCCGGCAAAATTATCTGTAACTAGAAATAGCACTTCAAAGCTTGACCAGAGCAGGGGTGCTATTTTCTATGCGTAAAATTCAGAATTGCTACGAGTAAACTACATGCTGTCAAAATTATCATGAATTCTTCATATGTACTCATATCAACCACTCCTTCCAACAAGACTCGGAAACGGTGGTATGCACCCTATCGGCTGTCTGGGTAAATACATTATTTAGTTGTTCCCCTGCCGCTGTGGAGCAGGGGGAGAGACGGAGCAATAATCTTATTTGATGTCTAGGGTATCCCTTAAATTATCGGCAGTTTCATATGTATCACCGCCAGATATCAAATCCCATTGAAATGCAGAAATACAGGTTTTTACGAAGCCATTTTGAGAATCTTCTGAAAGACCATATTCTGATTCAGGCTCATCGTTTAAATCTAGAGAATTTAACTTGGAGTATAATGTATCCAAACGACTATCTGCTTCGTCTGCGTCAATATCAGCAGAATTATATTTGTCCATAATTTCTAAAGCTGTTACCCCAACATCGTATGTTTCTTGCGACATTCCGTCAGGGATTTTATTTTCGCATGCTGTTATAGATGCTGTTAATAATGTGACTATTAGTAATGTGATAAGCCTTTTCCTCATACTTTTCCTCCTCATCTTTGTAGATGTACCGATCAAACGCCACTTTATATAATCCCAATCGGGGTTATACCTTTTCCATAACTGTCAGATACGGAATAAAAAATACGGTATAATTATCGATGGTCGTGCATACGCCGTATTTATCCCGATAACAGTCAATCGCTTCTTTCAAGTATTCTTCTGTTACATCCAGAAATTCAGCCATTTCATGTATGTCCTGACATCCACGTTTATAGGCATTTACAATTCCAGTCAGCCCGATCAGCTTGTTATATCCCCAGAGCCGTGCCTGCCGTTCCTGTTTTCGGTTCTTGGGATCGGATAAGTCTGTTATATCTCCAACAGTCGTATGATAATGTCCGAGCTCTTCTGCAAGTACACAGGTCTTTTCTGTTGTCGTATCTAATCCATTGTGTATGGCAATCCGATTTCCGTATATGCGCCCTCCGTATCCAGGGATGTTTTTCTCTTTGACAATAATTCCAGTGGAGTCTGCTTCGTATAACAATTCATCGTATGTCAATTAAATCACGTCCATTCGCTATCATCAGTCATAATACTGTCTGCGTGTTGTTTCTGGTCCTCAGTAGGATTTTGTGCATTGGCGGCATTGGCTTTCAAATGCTCAGGGAACTCCATAACATTTGAATTGGATTCCTTTTCTTTTGCCAGAGCAATAGAACGTTCATATTCTTTAGCGAGAGTAAAATCTACCATTTCTTTACCGTGGTCATCGAGATCGCGGTATTTTTCGATATGTTCCATTTCTTCATAGGATACTTTCATAGGAAAATCCATTTCATCTTGCCAAAGGTAATTTGCGTCTATTCCAAGAACAGTCATTATTTTTATTGTAGTTTCTAAATTAGGTTCTCTATTCCCTTTTTCATATCCAGCAAGTGTAGATTTTGCTACACCAATTTTCTCGGCTAATTGCTCTTGCGTCAATTTATTATTTAGGCGTGCTTCTTTTATTCTATCTTTAAAAGCCATTGTAACACCTCCTTGTATGCGTATCGTATCACTTAGGTATTGAAAAGTCAATATAAAAGGTTGCGTTATGCGAATATTTTTTATTAAAAACTATTGACAAGTACGCGAAACGAGAATATAATCAGGATAAAAGAACGCATAATGCGAACGAAAGGAGGTGGAAAAGTTGCGAGATGTAGAATACGATGATGTAGTTCAGAATATAAAAATCATTATTTCTGAAAAAGGAATGAAACAAACAGTGGTAGCAGAAAGAGCAGGATTCAGTGATTCTGATTTTAGCAATATGTTAAATGAAAGAAGAAAGTTAATACGAATAGAACATATTCCTAGAATTGCTAAAGCACTTGGAGTAACCCTTAATGATTTGTTTCGCGTCAGAAGCAAGAAAGGAGAGTGATTAAATTGGTTTTAAAAGAAATATTACATGAACTTCGGGAGATACGAAAAGAACTCCAAATCATTCGTAATGAAAAGGAGTTCAATGGGAAACTGGAAATCAATCCTGATGAGATAAACCAAGCTGTTCGACAAGCCATTCATGGTATTTAGACAGAATGGCTTGAGTAAATGAAAGGCTTACCATAGCAATCTGATTACCTAGTAGATTGTCTGAGTTTTCAGTATTTTCACGAATATACTCAACCTTTTCATTGATTCTGCCAGCTATTTCAATAAATTCATCTTCGGAGATAGAATCCCAAAAGTCATTGAAATTTTTCATAAGCAATGCTCCTTTCATAATTATTCGAATACACATTCTGATAATTATGGTAGACCACAATATATGGAAAGTCAAGAAAAAAGTTTTGGGAATCACAATATAAAGTGAGAAACATATGTTTACACACATAATATTGTGTTAAATGTGGAAAATGCGAACAAGTTTTTAAACAAACATTTGAACAAGGAGATTCAGAGAAAGGAGAGTGATGGAGATGAAATGCACTAAATGTGGAAATGAAGACATAAAAGAAGGAGACAATTTTTGTATCGTATGTGGAGAAAAACTAAAAAGGAAATGTAGGTGCTGGGTATTAAAAAAGGACAACTACGATTGTGGAGAAAGTAGTTGTCCAGGATATGGACTTTATAGAATATTAAAACCCAAGTGATTTTTTCGCGAGTTCACATCCAAAGTCAATAACAAATTGACGAAGCGCTTCGGCGGTAAATTCACCAGCAGTAAGTAATGCTTTTTTGATACGAATAGATGCCAACTTAGTTCTTGGAGTTTCAGAAATAATATCAGGAAGAGCTTCTTCTAGATTTCTTCGCTCAATTTCCGATAATTCACTGTCTTCACGAATCATCAAAGTAGCAGATTCCAATGCAGATGTAGTCCAAGGATATGGCATTCCACATTTTACACAATAAGAATCCAAAGTAGGGGTGAATCCGATTATTGCTATTTCATCGTCGTATAATTCACCACGAATTGGTGCATTGCAATTAGGGCAGTTGGTTATGGTTTTTGCTCCGCATTTAGAACAGTAGTCTTGCATCAATTCAGGATTATGTTCTACGGCAGAGGTTACCATATGACCATTTAAACATACTTGAGCTGTTAAGTATTTTGTCATGTATTATATCTCCTTTCATAATTATTCCGACTGGTACTCGGTAATTAAAGTATAGGAGATTTTGATGGACAACGCAACAAGTACAAACCGTGCTTCATAAGCTTTAGAGAGGTGGTGTAAGTGACAATAAAAAATATTGTGATTATTAACGGAGAAGAGGTAGAAGTTAAAGACCTCAGAGATAAAAAAGAATTTGGAGAGCGAATCAATAAGCAAGAACTTCTCAAGAGAAACTACATCATAGAAAAGACCGCCTGATGGCGGTAGAAAAGGAGGACAAGCATGGAAGAATTAAAACTGATCAGTACAGAGCGGACATCGCTTGTACGGGCAGAACCGGTCCGGGAGCAGAAGCGCCGGCGGGAACCGCGGACAAGCCTGCCGGAGATTGTGACGTGGTGTCTGATCGGCGCCGGGATCGGGGCGTGGGCGATGCTGCTTTTATGTCTGGCGTAAGAAAAGCGCTTACATATGCCCGGCAAGGCGTAAGCGCATTCAAAAATAACCAAGTAAAGTATAACAAATTTTGGAGGAATTGAAAAGTGGAAGAAAACAAAATTGCACTCGAAAAATATGAGTATACAAGTTTTATAAAAACAGAAGCGCGGAAAGAGGCAGCCGCGGATTATCTGAAGCAGTTTGATCCGGATGACGATGTGAATGTAGGTGCAGTGATGGCGATTCTTGGTGTGGCAAAGACAGTGCAGCCATCGATTTAATAAATGGAGGAGAAGATCAGTATGAATAAATTAGAACTCAGGGTGCAACAGCATCCGGGAACAATCGAGTTGAACTTTGAGGAATTAAATGCAGCGTTGGATGCGAAACTGGCAGAATATGAGGGGGCTATCTTTACAGAAGATTTTAAGGATATTGCAAAAGTAGAGATTGCATCCCTGCGGAAATTGAAAAAGGATATTGAGGACGCACGGAAGTCCGCGAAAAAGGAATGGAATAAGCCGTTTGATCTGTTTGAAGCAAATATGAAGCAATTGGCTACCAAGGTGGACAAGCCAATCGGAGCAATTGATGAACAGTTGAAAGCGTTTGAAGAGAAGCGCCGGAAAGAGAAACGTGAAAAGATCCAGATGTTGTACAGAGAAATCATCGAAGATATGGAAGAATATCTTCCGTTAGGGCATATGTATTCCCCAAAATGGGAAAATGCAACAACTACGATGAAATCTATCCGCGAGGAAATGGAGAGTGAGGTAAAAAGTACACAGGCTGCTGTCGCCATGATCAGCGGCATGCAGTCGGAAGCTGTCCCGAAAGCATTAGAGCTTTACCGGGAAACACACGATTCTACCCGGGCGGTTACTTATATCAATCAGTACGAGAAGCAGAAAGCGGAGATTATGCGAAAAGAGGAGGCGCGGCGCCGGGAGGAAGAAGAACGGAAAAGACGTGAGGAAGAAGCACGGATCCGGGCGGAGGAACGGGCTGCAATCGAACGGGAAGCGCAGATCCGCCGGGAAGCGGAGGAGGAAGCTGCCAGAAAAGCGGTCATGGAACAATCCACACCGGTTTCTCCGGATCCAATTCCGGAAAATGAAACGGCAGAAGAAGAGATGCCGTTTGTAACTCCAACGACAAAGTCGGTGTTTTACCGTGTTGTTGCAACGGATCAGGAACTGGCAGAACTGGAAGTGGCAATGGACAGTCTTGGAATTTATTTTGAACGGAGGGAGTCATGATGAGCGATAAGATTCATATTCCGGCAATAAAACCGAAGATCAATCAGCAGGGAGTGATCAAGATCACGGACGAGGCTTTTGAAGCCTTGTCCGAGGTTATGGTGGAAACAGGCATGAGTGCAAGACAAGCTGCAAGCATAATCATTACGCAGGCGGTCAATAATGGTCTGATTGTATATGACAGGGAGAATGGATGATGGGAAATGAACAGACAGAAAATGCAGTACCGAAAATTTATGCCGCTATTTTAGGTGTTATGAATGAAGTCGGTGCTGTGAGCAAGGAAAAGACATGTAAATCTAATTTTGGCAGTTACAAATTTCGTGGAATTGACGATGTGATGAATGCGCTGCATCCTGCAATGGTAAAGAATCGTGTTTTTGTGATCCCGGAAATTCTTGAAATGACAAGGGAAGTAAAAACATCAGCAAAAGGAACGCCGATGACTTCGTCCATTTGCAAGATCCGGTATGATTTTTTTACAGATGATGGAAGTAAAGTATCTTGTACTGTGATCGGAGAGGGGATGGATACCGGGGACAAGGCAACGAATAAGGCAATGTCAATTGCGTTTAAATATGCCTGTTTCCAGACATTTTGTATTCCGACAGAAGACATGGATGATCCGGATGCAGAGCGTCCGGAGGAGACCGCGGATCAGAGGCAAAAGGGGACAGAGACAAAAGCCGAGCAAAAAGGAAAAAGCAGCGCTGCAAAGCAGAGTGGAAAATCTGCTGATCAGAAAAAAGCAGAAAAACCATCCGAAGAGGAAGCGTCGGAAGATGGTACGCAGAAGATTACAGCAGCTATGTTGGCGGCAATCCGAGCAGAACAGAAGCGGACAAAGGTAGGAGATAAGACCATTCTCGGAATGCGGGCAATAAAAGCAAAGAGAATTGAGGATATGACGGTGGAAGAGTTCAAGGTTGTGATGCATAAATTTGAACTTACAAGAACACCGGAGCAGGAGGGTGCAAATGAATAGTGTGAATTTAACAGGAAGATTTACAAGAGATCCAGACATTCGATATACAGACGGAGGAAGTACAATTGCACGATTTTCAGTTGCATGCGACCGAAGATTTAAGCAGGAGGGCGGACCGACTGCTGATTTTATTAATTGTGTTGCGTTCGGAAAGACTGCGGAATTTATCGAGAAATATTTCAGTAAAGGCATGAAGATTGAAATAACCGGAAGAATCCAGACTGGCTCTTACACAAATCAGGACGGCAACAAGGTGTATACAACGGATGTTGTTACTGAACAGGTCGGATTTGGAGAGAGTAAGGCAGCATCTCAGGGAACACAGGGGAGTGACGGTAATGCAAATGATTCCAATGAGGGGTTCGGGCAGCAGGATGAATATGGCTTCATGAACGTTCCGGATGGAATCGATGAAGAACTGCCGTTCAACTAGGAGTGATGATTTTGGTAATACAGATTGACAGCAGAGAAAAGGCAAGAGCAATCAAAAAGATTGTTGAGGAATTTGACCGGAAAGGCATCAAACACCCTGTATCAAAGCTGATGGTTGGGGATTACATGAATTATGATAATCCCCGGCTGATCATTGACCGGAAGCAGAATCTTTCGGAGCTATGTAATAATGTCTGCCAGGATCATGAACGATTTCGGAGAGAACTGCTGCTTGCGCAGGAGAATGGAATTCAGATTATTTTTCTTGTGGAGCATGGGAATGGAATCGAGCGACTGGAACATGTTGTATTTTGGGAGAATCCCCGGAGGTGGAAGCGCAGGAGAAATCCGAAAACCAGATTGTATGAGACCATAGAAACAAAGGCAATGACTGGGGAAACGTTATATAAGATTCTATGTACGCAGGAGCGGAAATATGGATGCCGCTTTCTTTTTTGTAATAAGGAGCAGACGGGGAAAGAAATCATTCGAATTTTAGGCGGTGAATGGGATGGATCGTGAAGAGATAAAAAGTATGTATAGCATGCGAGATATTATAGAGCGGTATGGTTTTCATCCAAACCACAGTGGATTTATTCCGTGTCCGTTCCATAAAGAAAAAACAGCATCAATGAAAATCTATTCCGATTCGTATTACTGCTTTGGTTGTGGGGAACATGGTGATATTTTCAGTTTTATCATGAATATGGAGAATCAGACGTTTCGGGAAGTATTTTTGAGTCTGGGTGGAACATACAAGGAAGAGACTTATCGGGATAAAATCGCGAAATATCACGCAATAAAAGAACAGGAACAACGCAAGAAAAAAAGGATGATCAATCAAAGAAAGAAGAAAGACAATCAAGATTTGATTGACATCTACCGGGAGTGGTATCAGCGTTCCCAGCCATTTTCGGAAACATGGACAGACTGTTATCATGCTTTGCAATATCAATTGTATTTGCATGAAATCTTGAATCAACAGGAGGGACAACGGAGTGCGGAATGAAGAAATTAATAGAGTATGACAAAAAAGAGATTCTGGCGGAAGAGGTTTTTATTGAGATCTTCGAGCAGGAAGATGTGATCCGGCGTGCACAAATGCTGTTGTCTTTTCAGGACAGGGCAAAAGAACTGGGAGTAAAAGGGCAATTTGACACGATGGTGAAAGCGTTTGAGAAAGCGGAAAAGGCGGCAGAGCAAAAACAAAAGAAGAATCAGACATTATTAGAAAATTGGACAAATTTTACGGGGAAATATGCAGCGATGAAATGTGGATCTTGGTCGGCGGCAGATGATGGGATCCGTACATTCAATAAAGATTATTCGAATGATGTGATGGTCTGTTATCATCCGATCATGCCGATCGGGAGATTAAAGAATCTGGAAACAGGAGAAGAACAGATCAAGCTTGCGTATAAGAGAAATCATGCATGGAGAGAGATCACAGTTCCCAAAGACATGATTTCTTCCGCCAATAAGATTGTAAATCTGTCAAAGCTCGGTGTTTCCGTGACATCGGAAAATGCAAGGCTGTTGGTCAAATATCTGTCAGATGTGGAAAATTTGAATGACGATGAAATTCCGGTGCAGAAATCCAGTTCTAAGCTCGGATGGATCGGGGATGGTTTTATTCCATATGATTCGGATGTAATTTTTGATGCGGATACTCAGTTTTCTCAGGTTTATGAAAGCATCCGTGAAAGGGGGAACTGGCAGGAATGGTTGTCCTATGTCAGAAAGCTTCGGGCGACAGGACGACCGGAGATCAAGTTCTCTCTGGCGGCATCTTTTGCCAGTGTGTTGGTCGGAAAGTTGGGAGTGCTGCCGTTTATAGTGGATCTGTGGGGCGAGACAGAAGGTGGAAAATCTGTTTCTATGATGTTGGCGGCATCGATATGGGCAAATCCGGCAGACAGTCAGTATATCGGTGACTTTAAATCTACGGACGTACAGTTGGAAATCCGTGCCGATCTGCTGAACCATTTGCCGATGATGTTGGATGATACAAGTAAAGTTAGTGCGCGTATCAGGGATAATTTTGAGGGCGTAGTGTATGATCTATGTTCCGGAAAAGGAAAGAGCCGATCAAACCGGGAACTGGGAATCCGGCGGGAGAGCCGATGGAAAAATACGATCCTGACAAATGGGGAACGTCCGTTGACGTCCTATGTTTCGCAAGGCGGTGCGATCAACCGAATTTTGGAGATTGAATGCGGGGAACGTGTTTATGAGGATCCACAATATACAGCGGAATTTTTGAAAAAGAATTATGGATTTGCAGGAAAGCGGTTCGTGAAGATTCTCAAAACAATGGATACGGAAGAACTGCGGGAAATGCAGCAGAAGATCCAGGCGGAACTATTTTCGATTGAAAAGATGCAGAAACAGAGCATTTCCATGTCGGTGATCCTGCTGGCGGATAAGATCGCTACGGAATACTTATTTCATGACGCACAGTATATCAGTGTGGAGGAAGCAAAGAAAGCCCTGATCGATAAAAACGAACTGTCAGAGCATGAACGTTGTTATCATTATCTGCTGGACAAGATCAATATGAACCGCCAGAGATTTGATTCCGCGGTGAATATTGAGCAGTGGGGGATCATAGAAGACGGATATGCCATTATGTACCCACAGGCGGTAAAAGATCTGTGTAAGCAGGGGGATTTTTCCTACAAAGCATTTTTGAACTGGGCGGACCGGCAGGGTGTGATCCTGACGGATGGTAAGAATCAGACAAAGTTGAAAAAGTTTGGAAAGAAACCCGTACGCTGTGTATTTCTGCAGCTGAATGAGTTCCAGGATCGGGATGGATTTGAACCGGTAATGGATGTAGATCAAGAGGAATTGCCGTTTAAATAGGCTGTCTGGTAACAAAAAACGGGGCGGTAACACGGGTAACAATCGAAATCCATATATAGAATAGGAAATATATGTATATATATCTTTCGTTCCCTATATAGAGAAATGCTCTGTTACTTTTGTTACCGAGATAAAAAAGGCTGATAAACGTTGAAAACACGGTGTTTTAGTGGTAACAAAACCAGTTGTTACCGAAACGATATTTTTGTTACAACGCTTATATTTTGTTACTTTTAGAAAATGTAAAAAAAGTGAGGTTGCTTATGCATGAAAAAATAGCAGCAATCCAAAATGCATTCTGGAAAGCTTATAAAGATTTCCAAAATACAAAGGATATGGCTAAGTATAACAGAGATATAGACAAAATCATAGAACAATATCAGAATCGGAAAGCGTTATTTGTGTTCTGCAAGAATCTGGCATTTGCATGGGCGCCGATCATCAATGACTTAAAGGAGTGGTCGTCGTGAAAAAAGAATCGAGGAAAAAGGCAAAAGCAGAGGACGTGAAGATCTGCGGTTTGTGCGGGCAGATGATCATCGGGGATTATGAGATGGTAAGGACAAGGAGACGGACAACGATGTATTTTTGCAAAGGGATGCGATGCAGGGAGGCAGGCAGCTATGAAAAACGTGATTAGGAGTATCCGGAAAGGATCTGCGCAGTGGAATGAAGAGGACAGGCTTAAGATTGCGACGTTGTTATTAAAAGCCGGTTACTCTGTCCGGATCGGGAGACAGCAGACAGAGAGTTCCGGAAGTAAGAAACAGATGGAGTATACGGTGGAATACTGGGAGGAAGAGAAGTGAGCTGGATAGATAAAGCACACAGGCGCAACAAAGTAGCGAGGGATGTGGAAAAGGTCCTGAAAGATAAGCGGTTCATTGAAGCCAGTAACCGGAGAGAGGAACAGGCAGTGCTTCAGTCTATGTGCTGGATGGCGTTTATCGGATGCGAGTATCTGGAAATGCAGCACAGATACAAGAAGAACGGAATGGAGAAGTTCTTGAAATTCCTGAAAGGGCGTATGGAAGAGATCGGCGAGGATGAACAGTATTTCAAGGATGTCATAGAGTATTACAAAAGCACTTATGATCTGGATGTTGCAGCGATCATGGGTGTGAAGATCGGATAGGAAACGGAGGAATGGCATGGAAATTGCAGAGAAGATAAAGATTATCGCCGAGCATTACGGATATGAAGCGCAGAGCCGGCAGTGCATTGAAGAGATGGCGGAACTGATGCAGGCGATTAATAAGCTGTGGCGATCTATTGGACATGGGCAGTTGACGGAAAAGAGCTTTAAGGAATGTCTGGAGAATCTGACAGAAGAAATGGCAGATGTGCAGATCATGCTGTGGCAGATGGAATACCTGCTTCTTTCCGGTCAAGAAGTGAACCAGATGATCGAAAAGAAACTGGATCGGCAGTTGAAGAGAATCGAGGAAGAATAGTGGCAACAGGAATTTTGATACTGGCAGCGTTCCTGATCGGAGTGATGGTCGGGTACTGCTGCGGAAAGGATGGATGAAGATGGGAAATAAAATACATGTAACAGTCAGTGTGTTCTTTGAAATTAAAGATGCGGAAATATATGGAGGGAAAGGAAGTATTGGTTATTCCGAAGCGAAAATTGATATGTACACAGATTGTTTAGATGGGTTTAATTTACAAGAATTTGCAAAGCATCAGGGAGAAATCATTTCTGGTTTTGTGAAAGTTCCGGAAGAAAATACCCGGATAATTTCAAGAACAGAATATGAAGAGCATACGGAGGATTCAGAATGGGAAGATTAACCGAACAGGATGAACAGGGGAACTGGTGTGTGAAAGGTCTGCCGTGGAAAGACACCTATGTAGGGCAGGTCATTACAGAGAACACACAAGAAAAGATATACGGTGCGCTGTGCAAGCTGAAAGACTATGAGGACAGCGGTCTGGATCCGGAGGAAGCATACAGGCTGAAAGAAAGGGATACGGCGAAGAAGCCGGATTACGAAGGTGACGGATACGACAATGAGGGAAACATAATCTATGATACATGGGTTTGTCCGAACTGCGAAGAACATTATGAAGTAGATTATGATAATTATGATTTCTGCCCTAAGTGCGGACAGAGATTGGATTGGAGTGAGTGATGTGAACGTATTAGAGAAGATTTTGGAAGAGATTGAAGAAAAATTTAAAACAGCAGATGCAGAAAAGTTTGACTGTGAAGAATTGTGCGATGTAGAAGATTGGTATGATTCCGGTTATATTGATGGACAGTTAAGCGCATATGAGAAATGTATGGATATCATCCGTTCTCACATGGGGGATGGTAAGGGCACAAATGTCCTTAGCAATAACGGTTGGATTCCGGTGGAAGAGCGGTTGCCTAAGGAGAAAGGTTGGTATCAATGTACGTGTTCTGACAACGATATTTGGAATAAAGATATAGTTAGAGATTTGTACTATTATCCCGAAACAAAAGAGTTTGTAGACAATATCAGATATGAAAATAATGGATTAAAAAATATAGAAAAATATTATTGGACAAAATATGTAACTGCATGGCAAAATCTTCCGGAACCGTACAAGCCGGATGAAAATTAGGAATTAGAGGAGGTGCAGAATGAAACGGTATAAATGCAAAAAGCCTTTTTGTGTTGACAAATACGATGATGATGGATTTATGATTGAAAACAGTGTCGTTGTGATTGATGAGGGGAAAATTTATGAACTTGATGATAGTGGCCACACAATTATTGGCGGAGAAGTTCATCTTGATTCTATTGATGATGGCTCGTGGTTGGAAATTACAAAAGGGATACTAGAAGAATGTTTTGAGAAATTAAACTGAAATAAAAAAGCAGATAACGGGAGTCGAACCCGCCTTTCCAGCTTGGGAAGCTAGCGTTCTACCGATGAACCATATCTGCATGTAAAACATTATATCACTTTGAGTGAACAATGCAAGCGTATAAAATTGAAATTCAAAGGAGTGGAAAGATGAAGATGGACGAGAGAAAAAGTGTGACAAAAATAATCGAAGAAGTAGGTGGTGATATTTGTGATCATTACTGTAAGTACGGCGACACGGTTGATGAAGACGGTGAGTGCGAGGTTGGAAGAAGCGGAGAAGAATGTCCGTTAATGAGATTGTATTAAAGGAGCGTGATACATTGAGAAAGACCAAAACAAACGAAGCCCAGCGCCAGAAGCAGGCAGAGAGCATCCGGAAGCGCGGGATTGAGCTGATGGCAGAGCACGATCCTTCTGCGGCGGCAAAGTGGCAGATGCAGCACAAGCCGTATCAGGCATCTGCGCTGATCCGGGAGCAGGGAGAGCAGATGCGCAGGGAAGACGTGGCGGAATTTGTAGCGAGAAAGTACGGGATCAATGCAGTGAAAGGGGAGATTGCCGGTGGACAAGAAAAAACTAAGTCAGCTGCGACCTTTGAAAAGAGAGTTGGTGCTGATTGATAAAAGGCTGGAGAAACTGTATGAGCGGCAGGAGAATGTTCCGACTGTGCTGGGAAAGGTGACAGGATCCAGCAGGGATTTTCCTTACACGGAAGTCCGGACATCGGTGTTGATGGATGAGCCGAAAGAAATGGATGAGATCGACAAGCAGATCCGGATCCGGGAGAAGCGTAGGAAACAGGTGGAGAAGCTGATCACGGAGATCGAGCAGTTCATAGCAGAGATCCCGGACAGCAGAGACAGGCAGATATTCGAACTGATCTACATAGACGGGAAGAAGCAGAGGGAGGTTGCAGAGAAAGTTGGATATAGTCGTTCTAGAATATCTCAAGTAATCAATGGATATTTGAAAGATTAACACAATTAACAAAAATCATATGGTATAATTATTCTAGAGCAATTGGGACAAGGTTCTGATTGCCCGAAACCCTCACACACGAGAAAGGACATCTGAAAGGGTGTCTTTTCTTTTATTCGTGTTTTATTTATGATATGATGGAAAAAAGTGTGTGGAGGGAACTTATGAAGATTCAAAATAAAGAAATGTTATTATATAGCATGAATAGGGCTTATGATGAATTGGCGACAGTGATAAATGACGTGAATGCAAGTGAACAAGAGGTTTATTTCCGTTTAGGAAGCTGCTTGCACTGGTTGGTGGATTGTTATGATAGGGTAAAAGATATTGGCATTGAAGACCAAGATCAGAAGATATTTCAGGCTGTAAGAGGCGCAAATAATGCGCAGAAGCATGTAAGACAGTTGTATAAATTACATAGAGTAAGTTCATCTGGCTATCCAAGGAGATATTCGAGACACTATGGAATAAAATATTTGTGGGAGGACATGGAAAGTGTACCATTAAGAAATAAAAATGAAAAAATAGCATATCAAGAGTTATTTCGTGGAAACAATATTCTGAATGATTTATCAAAGGCGAGGTCAATAATTAATAAATATTTAGAAAGATGTGATTAAATGCATGTATTTGATTTTGATAAGAATGAGCAATTACAGTATCCAATTATCCAAAAATACAGGAGAATACTGGAAAAAACATCTGATAACAGAGTGTTCGCATTGTTAGCTGATAGCGAAAAAGAATTTTTTCTTTTAGAGTGTTGCGATAGTTTTTTTTCAATGGATTTGGAAGCAACAGACTGCCTAGAATTGTCGAAACTTTTTCAAGAGTTAGCAGAGCAACTTAATCATTGAAAGACGTCTTCCGTTTGGAGGGCGTTTTTTGATTGAAAACATTCTAAAAAGTATTGACATACGTACACGTATATGGTATTATATACTTGTAAGGAGGTGAAGAACAGATGAGCAAAAAACATAAAAAGAAAAAGTCCAAAATTGATTATAAGACTTTGGCGGTCAGTTCAATTCTGGACTTAATCATCGGAATCATCCTACTGATTCTCGATAAGCTATTAAATTAGCGGAGAGGGGCGAAAGCCCTTCTCTTAAATAAAATATAACATGAAAGCTCATCTGTGTAAAGTATGCTGTGGAAATTAGGGATATTCTTCATTGCGTTAGGAAGTGCAAAACTCATCTATGTATCGTAAAGAAAGCGAGGGAACAGAGCAATGAACAATGATGAAACAGTGAAGAAAAGCAGACCACAAGACAAATGGGACAAGAAAGCTGGGGTAATCTCGAAGACATATAAGGTTAATGGGAAGACTGCGGAGGAGTTCCGAGTAGCTTGTAAAAAAGCCGGAGTTTCAATGGGAACACAATTAACAAAAATGATGAATGAGTTCATCGAAGAGGTGAAGACATCCGAATGATCGGGTGTCTTTTTATTTTAGCAGGATAGAGTAATGGTAATTCACTGGTCTCCTTAGCCAGAGATGAGGGTTCGATTCCCTCTCCTGCAATTAATCAAAGAGGTGATGATTATGCTGAAAGCATGTAGTTACTGCGGACGAATACATGACAGCAAAGACATGTGTACGCAGAAAGAACAGAAGATAAGAGAAAGGCAGTCGCAGAGAACCAACAGAAATAAGAAGTATATGACTTTCACAGGTCACACAAGTGGAAACAGAAGAGCATGGACGTACGAGAGCGCGATGAATTCTGCTGTCAAGTATGTATACGTGGAATGTACAGTCCAGAGAGACAGTTTGAAACGGACAATATATCCGTACATCATATTGTTCCGATAGCTGAGGACTGGGAACGTAGATTGGACGATGAAAACCTGATCACGCTTTGTTCAAAGCATCACGAGATGGCAGAACGGGGAGAAATTAAACGAAAAAAACTGCTATCCATAGCAAAAGAACAGGAACGAAAACGAGATTGCCCTGTATGCGGATGAAGCCCCCCGGGGATGCACTTTAGTTAAATAAAGCGTTTCCACGACCGACGCCCCACCATGATCTATAATTTATTCCCAAAATGAAAACGAAAGGAGGGAGGGGGATGGCTAGACCAGCAAAACCGGCAAATGTGATTAAACTTGAGGGAAAATCACACAGAACAAAAAGAGAATTAAGGAGCAGAGAGAAAGCGGAAGAGTCGCTTCTCTCGGGTGTAAAGCTAAAAGAGTCTGCAGAAGTGAAAAAACATCCGGAAGCACATAAAGAATTCTTGAGAGTAAAAAAACTTCTTTCCGGAATTGATAAAGGAGATGATCTATACGGAAGTGTGATCAACAGATATTGCCTAACGTTGGCAGAGTGTACAGATTTTGAAAAGAAGAGAGAACATGCTCAGGAGTTGATGAATAAATTAGAAGAACGTTCAGGTGAAATGGAGTTTGAAGAATTCCTGAAATTGCAAGATGGACTGGCGAAACAGCTTATATCCTATGATAAGCAGGTGCAGGCAAAGAGGAAGATGCTGTTCGATATCGAGAAAGAGAATGTCATGACAATTGCATCTGCTCTGCGGAGTATCCCGAAATCTCCGGAGAAGAAAAGCAACGCATTGAAAGAGGCGCTAAGTGGTTAAGGATGGAAAAGCATATGCTTATGCGAAATGGTGTGTCGACGAAAACGTAGGATATGCACCGGTGTATGTCAAAAAACAGTGTGAAAGCTGGATGGTAATCGCTGACGGAGAGATCCAGATGCATTCGTTGATGAAAAAGCATATGAAAAAATATGCAAACTGTTGAAATTGATGGTCCATCCAGATTTGCGATGTTCCATCTATGACGGACTGGAAGATTATGCATGGCTGTTTATTGTAGCAACACTTTGCACAAAAATGAGAAATACAGAACAGGACATTCGATTCTATACTACTGCAGTATTAGAGATCGCGCGAAAGAATTTTAAGACATTTAACAGTGCGATTATTTTCATACTTTTAATGCTGACAGAACCGGACTTTTCACGGTTTTTTTCGGTTGCCCCTGATCTGGCGCTTTCTTCCGAGTTAAAACTTGCGATTCGGAAAATTATAAAGGTAAGTCCAGCGTTGTACGATGAAGATGAGCCGGCGTTCAAGATACTGAGAAGTCAAATCATTTGCTTGCTGAATGATAACGAATATACACCTCTTGCGTATTCCAATGACGGAATGGATGGAAAGATGGCGCATGCATTCCTGGCGGATGAATGTGGTGCGATGGACGAGTACCCGATAGAAGCTATGAGATCATCACAAATTACGCTGTTTAATAAACTTGGAATTATTATAAGCACACAATATCCGAATGATGATAATTCCATGATCGATGAGATAGATATTGCAAAAAAGACACTGGATGGTCTATTGGATGATAGGCGGACGTTTGCCTTACTTTATGAGCCGAATGATGAATTAAAAGTCGGAGATGAGTGGCAAAAAAATGACTTGTGTATTTATCAGAGCAATCCGGTAGCTTATGCACATCAGTATATTTTCGATGAAATCGTAAAGAAACGCGCAATTGCTGTTCTGTATGAGAATAAGCGTGAGAATTATCTGTGCAAGCACAACAATATTTTATATAAGGGATTAGGAGTCGAAGGCTATATAGACATCCAAAAAGTGAAACTTTGTAAGATTGAGAATGACAAAGCGTTCTGGAAAGGCAAGAAGTATGGCTGGGATTAGATTTATCGCAGACGGATGATAATACGGCGCTTGCAATGGTGACGATCGTTGATGGAATTGTGTATGCGAAAGTATTCGGATTCGTTCCGACAGATAAAGTGGAGTTCAAGAGCAAAAAAGAACATGTTGATTACAAGCGGCTTATTTCCAATGGAGATTGCTTCTCCTGTGGGAATGAAGTTATTGACTACATATTCGTAAAAAATAAAATCGTTGAGATTGAAAATGAATATTGCGTGGAAATCCAACAGATCGGCTATGACAAGTGGAACGCATTGGCAACAGTGCAGCAGCTAGAAGAAGATGGATATGAGTGCGTAGAGATTAAGCAGCACAGCTCCGTATTACATCAACCGACAAAATGGCTGAGGGAATTGGTTCTTGAACAGCAGTTTCGTTATATGTCGAACAGGATGCTGGAGATTAACTTTCAAAATGCAAGATGTACGGAAGATACTAACAAAAATAAATATGTGAACAAAAAGAAATCTGAGGGCAAAGTCGATATGGTAGTAAGTCTTATCAATGCAATGTACTTACTACAACAGTATGTGATGTATGGATTCGATGATTTTGTGGTTCAAGTGGGATAGGAGGAATTGAAAGGAAATTTTTCAAACGTAGGGAAAGAGCGGAACCGTCGAAAATGATTGATGAATCAGCACTTGCAGAGCCGCTTCTGAAAGCATTTCTCGGAAATGATGAAATGACCAGAGAAAAGGCAATGCAGATTCCAGCGCTTGCCGGAGCGGTCAATGAGATCGCAGAAACGGTCGCGAATGTTCCGATCAAACTGTACAAACGTGGAGAAAAGCGTGTAGAAGAGGTGAAAGGGGACTGGAGAGTACATCTTCTGAACGAGGATACGGGAGATACACTTGACGCAAACATGATGAAACAAGCGCTTGTGAAAGACTATTTACTTGATGGAGATGGGAATATCTATGTGGATTGGGTTGGGAATGAAATCCGGTCGCTTAGGTATGTTCAGTCGAATCATATCTCCTATGCGCCGAATACGGATGTGATATTCAAAGAATATGTGGTTCTGGTACAAGGAAAGAGGTATTTTCCGGAGCAGTTTGCCAGAGTTCTTCGAAATACTCGAGATGGAATGAAAGGTCTTGGGATCGTTGAAGAGAACAGTAAGATCCTAAGTGTATCTTATAATTCGCTGAAATACGAAGAAGGACTTGTTAAAACCGGGGGAAATAAAAAAGGGTTTGTGAAATCCGCAAAGAACTTGACGCAGGAGGCAATTGACAAGTTGAAAGCGGCATGGAGAAAGCTGTACAGTAACAACACGGAAAACGTGATTATTTTAAACAATGGATTGGAATTCCAGGAAGCTTCCAATACTTCCGTAGAAATGCAACTTAATGAAAATAAGCAGACTAATGCAAAAGAGATCCGGACGATCTTAGGGATTCCGGACAACATAGAAACGGATCAGGGAGATAAGACGTTTATTAAGTATTGCGTCAATACTTTTCTTGGTGCATTTATGGTGGCACTTAACAAATCCCTGTTATTGGAAAAAGAAAAAGAAGAATACTTTTTTGCAGCAGATACTTACGAACTTACGAAAGGAGATGCAGACAAACGTTTTGGGGCATACAGAGAAGCGATCGAAACAGGCTGGATGCAAGTTGATGAAGTTCGTGAGAAAGAAAATATGGAACCGTTGGGGCTGGACTTCATAAAGTTAGGATTGCAGGATGTTCTGTATGATCCAAAAACCAAAACAGTCTATACGCCGAACACAAATCAGTCAAATAAAATAGGAGGTGAGATCAAAGGGCGAGAATTGAAATCAGAGCGGACGGAGATAGAGAAAAAGTCATCATAGACGGATATGTCAATGTCGCGGACAGAGATAGCCGACCAATCCCGGACGGAAAGGGAGGATACTTCATTGAGCGAATAGCATCTGGAACATTTAGAAGAGCAATTGCGAAAGCGGATGAAGTAAAGATCCTATTAAACCATAAATGGGACAAGGTTCTTGGAAGCACAAAGACGAATCTAACGCTTAGAGAGGATGTCATAGGGCTTCGGGCACATGCCGAAATTGACGATCCGGAAGTTGTGCAGAAAGCGAAAGAGAAAAGACTTCGAGGTTGGTCTTTTGGATTTACCAGTCCAGCAGAAGAACGAGCTGATCGGAATGGCATGCAGGTCCGTACAATTACGGGTTTGATTTTAAAAGAAGTGTCTCTGATCGATGATACCATGAGACCGTGGTATCCATCAACTACCGTAGAGACAAGAGCTGGAGAAGAAAGCGAGGAAACATTTGAAATCCGTGCAGAAGAATTTGAAGCTGATTATATTGGCTTTGAAGATAAAAATGAGCCGGAAAAGCCGGACAACAGTAAACTGAAAAATCTGATTAAAAAATATGGAGGAAATGTCTAAGGAAAAAGAAAAACATTAAAGCATTAAACGAAAAAAGAACAGAACTTGTGCAGGAACTTGAACTGATGAACGCTACACTTGAAGCAGAGGAACGAGCAATCACAGAAGAAGAGGAGAAGAGAGCAGAAGAAATCTCTTCCGAGATTGACAGGATCGATAAGACTATCGAGATTTTAAACAAAATGGCTGAAAAAATGGTAGAAAGGGCAGAAGAAGAGGAAGAAGAAACGGAAGAAAGAGCGGAAGAGGAAGAGTTCGCTGATTTCCTTAGAGGAACAGTAACAGAAAACCGTGCTGCAAACCTCACTTTTGGAGATAATGGGGCGGTTGTCCCCAAAACGATCGCGCAGAAAATTATTACAAAAGTGTACGATGTTTGCCCGATTCTTGAGAAAGCAACAAAATACAATGTGAAAGGCACTCTTTCTATTCCATATTATCCGCTGGAAGATGAAAATGATATTACCGTAGGATATCAGGATGAGTTCACAGAACTTACATCAAGCGCCGGAAAATTTGGATCTATTGATCTGAAAGGTTTCCTTGCAGGCGCTTTGACCCTTGTATCGAAATCTTTGATGAACAATAGTCAGTTTGATATTGTGAGTTTTGTGATTGATCACATGGCATACAGTATTGCAAGATGGGTGGAGGGAGAACTTCTGAACGGATCCGGATCAAAAGTGGACGGAATCAGTAAAGCAAAAAACGTGATCACAGCAGCGGGAAATAATGTTATCACGGCGGATGAACTGATTGATTTACAGTCCGCAGTAAAGGATGCTTTTCAGCAGGACGCGGTTTGGATCATGTCTTCCAAGACAAGAGCCGCTATTCGGAAACTGAAAGATCAGAACGGAAGATATCTCTTGCAGGATGATGCGACAGCCGCATTCGGAAATATGCTTCTTGGGAAGCCGGTATATGTTTCTGATAACATGAAAGATATGACTGCAAGTGCCACAGTAATCTATTACGGAGATATGTCTGGGCTTGCAGTGAAAATCACAGAAGAGATGGAAGTACAGGTGCTCCGCGAAAAATATGCGACACAGCACGCTGTTGGGGTTGTTGCTTGGATGGAATTCGATGCTAAAGTTGAGAATGAGCAGAAGCTTGCTGTTCTGAAAATGGGGGCTTAAGGATGAAATATGAGGCGACAGTCTCTTTTGTCGGTGAAATCTGCATGATGAAAGGGGAAGAGAGGGAGCTTGATGGTTCCCTCGCAAAGCCTCTTGTGACTTGCGGATATTTGAAGCCGGTGAGAAAGGCGGTGAAAAATGAAAGTAAGCGGATTGAATCTGGAGATGATTCTGAACCACATAAGAGAAGAAGCGGAAAATCTTGAGGAAGAAGATATAACACTACTTGATGCGATGAAAACGGCAGCAGTACAGTATGTAATTTCTCAGACGGGATTGACAGAAAAAGAGCTAGATGACCATGAGGACATCACGATTGCCGTTCTTACGCTAATTTCCGATATGTGGGATAACCGTTCTATGACAATACAAAGAAATAATGTGAACATTGTAGTGGATACTATTCTTGGTATGCATAGGATGAATCTCGTGCCCACACCTGACGCGGAGGTATTTTAATGGATGCAGGGGCATATACACAACGGATAAGTATCGAAAAGGTGTCACATAGTTATGATAGTATCGGCAATCCTGTGGAAGAGTGGAAACCGTTTCGGAAAACTTACGCATACATGAATGGATTGTCTGGAAAAGAATACTGGGAAGCAGCAACACTGAACGCAGAGAATACAGTTGACTTTGTGTGCAGATGGAAGAAATTCTTTGATGAAATGGATACCACAAACTATCGAATCGTATGGAGAGGGAAGAACTTCGACATCAAAACGATTGATAATGTACAGTTTAGAAATGAAACGGTGAAATTAAGGGCGGTGCATTCGGATGGGTAAGATTAACGTTGAGGCGCTTGCAGATGCGGTAATGAAAGAACTCATAGAGTTCAAGGATATGACAGAAGAAGAGTTTGAGGAAATCGCAAAAGAAGTGGCAAGAGAGGGAGCAAAGAAATTACGAGCTACTTCTCCGCGAGGAAGCGGAAAAGGAAAAAAAGGTCACTACGCGGATGGGTGGAGCGTTACTTATTTCAGAAAAGGAAATGGGAAATTTCAATTCGTTGTCCATAACAAGAAAAAGCCGGGACTTGCACATCTGCTGGAACACGGGCATCAGTCCAATTTGGGCGGACGTGTCGGGGCAATCGTGCATATCAAACCAGTAGAAGAATGGTGTAATGAGGAATTTGAAAGGCGAGTGGAAGAGAGGCTGGCGAAGTGAATCTGGAAAAATTAATAACCGGACTGAAAGAACTTGGCTTTGCAGTAGCATATAGTCATTTTGCGGAGGGCAATGTTCCGGAAAGTCCGTATGTGGTAGTAAATGGACTTGGGAGCGAGAACTTTTCAGCAGACGGTATCGTATATCATGAGATCGAGGATATTAACATCGAACTGTATTGCGAGAAGAAAGATCCGGAAAGCGAGAAGAGAATTACAGATTTTCTCACAGAACATAAGATCTATTATGAAAAAGAAGAAACGTATATTGACACTGAAAAAAAGATTCAAGTGATTTTTGAAATATAGGAGGTATTCTAAGGAGTAAAGTAAAATTCAACATTAGTAATGTACATGTGGCGTTGAAACAGGAAGGTGGCACATATGACGCGCCGATTAAAATCCCGGGAGCTGTATCTCTTTCACTGGAACAGCAAGGGGAATTGACTCCGTTCTATGCGGATGGAATTAAATACTATGTCGCATCTTCCAATGGTGGATATGAGGGTGACTTGGAAATGGCAATTATCCCGGACGAATTTCGCGAAAAAATTCTGGGAGAGAAAAAAGATACAAACGGTGTGCTGATCGAAAATTCTAACGTAGAGTCTAAAGAGTTTGCGCTTGGATTTCAGATCGACGGAGATGCAGAGCCGACGTTGTTCTGGTTTTTTAACTGCACAGCATCCAGACCGAATTTGGAAGCAAAAACAACTTCTGATTCTAAAGAGCCGGATACAGATACGATTACGGTTTCTTGCGCGGCTTCCGATGATGGAACTGTTAGAGCGAAAACTACAAAAGAAAGCTATGAAAAAGCAAAAACAAAGTGGTTTACAGAAGTTTATAAAAAAGACGCGAGTCTTGATTAAGGGGTAAGAAAATGAAGAAAACGTTGACAATCAGTGGAATTGAATGCCGTTTCAAGAGTTCTGCGGCGATTCCAAGAATGTACCGTTTGAAATTTGGACGGGATATTTTCGTGGATATGCAGAACTTAAAGAAACAAATAGAAGTGCAGGAAAAATTAAAGAAAGAAACAGATGGGGAAATGGAGAGCACGCTTCCAATAGATTCTTTGGAGATGTTCGAAAACATTGCGTTTCTGATGCACAAACACGGAGATCCCAGTCAACCGGCTGAAATCGATGAATGGCTTGAGCAGTTCGAAACATTCAGTATCTACGAAATCCTGCCGGATATTTTGGAAATGTGGGGATTGGAAAATAAACAGATGTCATCTCCAAAAAAAGAGAAAGGGGAATAGATCGAGAAGTCAATACCGCATTGTTCATGCTTCGGTGTGTGCAGTGCGGTATTTCTATTTCCGATTTAGAACTTCTCAGCATTGGAATGGTGAATGATATGTTTATCGAGATGAAGAATGACGAATACGAGTATCCTGTCGTGGCTACACAGGCGGATATAGATAATCTTTAAAAGGTGGTGAGAAGAGGTCAAAAAGAGTTAAAGGGATCACGATCGAACTGGACGGAGATGCGAGCGGATTAGATAAAGCTTTAAAAGGTGTGGAAAGCAGTCTGAGTAATACACAAAGAAGCTTGAGAGATGTGAATAGGCTTTTAAAACTGGATCCATCAAATACTACATTGCTTGCCCAGAAACATGAACTTTTACAACAAAAAATTTCAGAAACGAAAAATAAGTTGGATGTATTAAAAGAAGCGGACAAGCAAGCTAAAATTCAATTGGAGAATGGAGATCTTGGACAGGACAAGTATGATGCTCTACAACGAGAAATCATCGAGACAGAGCAGCAGTTGAAAAATATGGAGAAGACAACCGGAAGTGGAAGCGCAGCGCTCGAAAAAGTATCCAATGTTACAGGTACGGTAGGAAAGAAGATGAAAAGCGCCGGACAGGATATTATGCCAGCTTCAGTAGCGATGATCGGGCTTGGAGCAGCATCGGTAAGTACGGCGAATGATTTTGAAAGCGCCATGTCTCAGGCTGCCGGAGCATTGAACATGCCAATGACACAAATGGGAGAATTACGAGAATTGGCAATTCAGACTGGACAGGACACTATCTTCTCGGCAAAAGAAGCAGGACAAGCTATTACAGAGCTTGCGAAAGGCGGACTGACTGAAGCAGACATTAAGGGTGGTGCACTGAAAGCAACGATGGATTTGGCAGCGTCTTCCGGAATGGATTTAGGAAATGCGGCAAATGTAGTAGTTCAGGCAATGGGAGCGTTTGGGCTGTCGGCGAACGATTCAGCTCAGGCGGCTAATGCATTAGCCGGAGCGGCGGCAGCGTCATCTACGGATGTAGAACCGCTTACACAAGGATTGTCGCAAGCAGCCGCACAAGCGAACAATGCCGGATGGTCGATCCAAGAAACCACGGCAGTTCTTGGAAAGTTTGCGGACGCAGGAATTAATGGAAGTGATGCCGGAACATCGCTAAAGACGATGCTGCAGAGACTTGCGGCGCCAACAGACAAAGCGGCGGGATGATAGAAGAGTTAGGGATCCAGACAAGAGATTCTAACGGAGAACTTCTCGGAGCGTCGGATATGCAGAAGAGTTACAAAATAAACTTGGAAGCCTGTCATCCGCACAGAGAGATGCGGCATTGCAGACAATCTTTGGCTCCGATGCAACAAGAGCGGCTACTGTGATGATGAATAGTGGAGCAGAGGGACTTGCGTCTTATATTACGGCAACAAATGATCAGGAAGCTGCGCAGCGATTGGCAAACTCTCAGATGGGGGAAGGTCAGAAAGCAATTGAGGAAATGAAAGGCTCACTTGAAACCGCGGCAATTACGATCGGAGAGAAACTGGCGCCGGTGATTACAGAGGTAGTGGAATTTATTACAAACCTTGTGAATAAGTTCTCGGAACTACCAAGCGGAGTACAGACTGCAATTGTGGTGATCGGAGCACTTGTAGCAGCGGCAGGACCGCTGTTGATGATCATCGGTCAGTTGATGATTGGAATTTCTGCAATAACGGGAGTTTTATCGGTAGCAGCGGCTCCGATAGGAATGATTATAGCGGTAATCGCTGGTGTAATAGCTGCGATAACGGCGGTGATAGCGATCATACAAAATTGGGGAACCATTACGGAGTGGTTCGGAACTCTTTGGAATACTGTATGTACAGGAGTTCAGAATATTTGGCAGACTGTATCAACAACAGTATCGGCTTTACTATCTTCTTTTACAGAAACGGTAAAAACGATATGGAACACGATATGTACGTCCGTTACGAATACAATGAACCAGATCTGTGATACGATTATATCCATCTGGACGGCAATAAAGGAGAATCCGATTGTCCAAATAATCGCGGATACGGTGCAGAATATATTTACAACGCTGTCATCTACTTTGAGTAACATCTGGAATAATATTAAGTCGATTGCGTCCAATGCATGGGAATTGATCAAGAATGTAATTTTAGGTCCCGTACTTCTTTTGATTGATTTAGTCACAGGGGATTTTGAGTCCCTGAAAAGTGACTTGGGAAATATCTGGTCGAATATCAGCAATGCGGCAAATAATATCTGGTCGAGCATCAAAGACATTATCGCTACACTTACCAGTGGAATCCGGGACACTGTTTCGCAGATCTGGAACGGGATCAAAGATTTCACGAGTACCATTTGGGATGCAATTAAGAATACGATTTCTGATTTGGTAAGCGGGGCGAAAGATGCGGCGGTGAACGGATTCAATGCTTTAAAAGACGGTGTAAATACTGCGATTACAGAACTTCCGGGGATTGTAAGCGGAATCTTTGAACAAATCAAGAATATTATTTCCGGATTAATAGACAGCGCGTTCACTTGGGGATCTGATTTTATCAGCGGATTGAAAGATGGAATCATGTCGGGAGTCAGCGCGATTGTTGATACTGTTCAGGGAATTGGAGAGAAGATTCGTTCTTACCTACATTTCTCAAGACCGGATGTCGGACCACTTAGAGATTATGAAACGTGGATGCCGGATTTTATGGATGGAATGACAAAAGGCATATACGCGGGAATTCCGATGCTGGAAAAAGCGGCAAAAGCGGCGGCGACAGCGATCGATTATAGTATCATGAAAAGCCCGAAAGACACAGGAATTGATTACAATCAACTTTATAAGGCTGTAAAGAATGGAACGCAACAAAACGACATTATTTTAGTGATGAAAGACAGAGAAGTTGGAAGAGCCTGAGAGAAATGGGGGTAGTATTCGGATGACAGTGAAATATGTTGGAAGTGCAGGAGAAGAATTTGATTTGTTGAATTTCCGGAACAGACTGCAAGATGCTAACTTTCATGCTTATGAATGGAATTACACGGAGGTGAAAAAGAAAAGAAAATCGGAGATTACAGAATTTACAAGATCAGCAAAAATATATGATGCGACAATTGTGTTTCAGGGATCTTATGAAGATCGCGTGAGCGAACTGGAAAAATTCACGAACATATCGGAGCGGGATATATTAAATGAAACTCCGGGAAAAATTTGGTTTGGTGAATATTATGCAAAAGCCTTTGTTGTGGCGGCGAGCACTTATCCGGGAGATGAGCCGAATTGGACAATTAAAGAAGTGGCATTTTTATGTCCATCACCTTTTTGGGTCAGGGAGCACCGTTACAGCTTTAGAAAAAATGAAAGTGATCCGGAGGGAGCCAAGCGGTATGCAAACCGTTATCCGTACCGGTACGCCAATGGTCTGATAAACTCCCGGATCGTAAATGACCATTACGCAGACAGCAACTTCCTTTTGACGATCTACGGTCCAATCGTGGATCCGGTACTGTATATCGGCGGGCATGAGTATTCCGTGAGCATTGTACTGGAAGAGGAAGAATATCTGGAGATTGACAGTGCTGCGGGGACGGTGGTAAAGGTGAAAGCTTCTGGAGAGCGGGTCAACGCGTTTCATAACCGAAGCTTTGAAAATTCGGTGTTTGAACCCATCCATCCCGGCGGACAGGACATCGGGTGGAGCGGTCGGTTTGCGTTTGATCTTGTGATCTATGAAGAAAGGAGTGAGCGAGATGGCGATGAAAGACTTGAAAGCAGTTCCGGAAGAACTGACCTTTATTGTGTCGGATCCGAAAGGTTGGGAGTTGGGATTCGTGAGGGATGTGGACAGCATCGATCTGGATCTGGGCGATACCAACGACTTTGAACTGCAGATCGACGCTTCCATCTGGTCGCCGGAGCGGTACAGTTGGAGGAACCGGATCTACATTCCGGGGACGGAATACGGCGGACTGTTGGAGGAGCAGCAGACATCTACTAAAGACAACCGTATTACATGGAGAGGGTATACCTGGCGAGGGCTGCTCAGTCAAAAACTGATCTATCCGCCGGAGGGACAGACTCATCTCACCGTATCAGGAGATGCCAATACGATCATACAGGACATTTTGGGGAACCGGTTCGGTTCTCTTTTTTGTGCGGAGATAAAGGAAAGCGGGATCCAGATCAAGAACTTCCAGTTTGACCGGTACTGCAGCGTTCTTTCCGGACTGGAAAAGATGCTGGCGGCAAAGAACGCCAGACTGCAGATCGTCTACCGGCAGGGGAATCCGGGCGAGTACGGCGGAAAGGTCGTGGTTGGCGCGGCGCCGGTGACAGACTGGTCGGAGGAACTGGAGTGCAGCCAGGATGGCAAGATGCATTTCGCAATGAAAGACAGCCGGATGGGGATCAATCATCTGGTGTGTGCCGGAGAGGGCGAGGGGATCGATCGGAAGATCCTGCACCTGTACGTCCAGAAAGACGGGAGCATCGGACAGACGCAGTATTACAAAGGATTGGATGAACGGGAAGCACTTTATTCCTACACTTCCGTAGAGGACGATACAAAGCTTCTGGAGGAGGGGGAGAAGCGGCTCCGAGAACTGATGAACTATAAACAGATGGATGCGACCATTTCCGATGTGGATGTGGAGATCGGGGACATTGTGGGGGGACGTGACCGGATCACTGGTATGTCGCTGCAGAAGCCGATCGTCAATAAGATCCTGCGGATGTCCAATGGGAACCAGTCTGTGGAATATAAACTGAAAGGAGAAGAGTAGAATGGCATTTAAACCACTTACAGTGAATACGCCGGTTGGAGAAAAAGCGCACATTCTTGCGGAAGACGATGCGGCGCTCTACGACGGGATATTCGGGGAAGACTGTGTGCTGAAGCTTGGGGAACAGTTTGCATCCAAGACCATCAGCAATAACGTGATCCGCGTGATGGATGGTGTGGTTGTAGTTGGCGGTCATGTGGGGCGGATCATCAAAGGTGACTACGAAGACATGATGATCGACAATGGAATAGCGGATCAGAAACGAAACGATCTGATCGTTGCCCGGTTTCAAAGCGGCGGTACCGGCGGCGCGGATACTTACAGTCTCGTTGTTGTAAAAGGAACACCGGGATCCACAGCAAAGGATCCGGCGATCGTACAGGAAGATTTGTACGCCGGAGGAAAGCGGAGGGATTATCCGCTGTACCGGGTGCGGATTGAGAACCTAAGTGTTGTGGGTGTGGATAAGCTGTTCAAGGTGAACAGAAATTTCAAAGTGCTGACAGAAGAACTGGATAAAACCAGAGAGAAGATTGATTCGGTGAACAAGACACTGGAAGAACGGACCAACGGGAAAGTGAAGATCTACGGGGATGCGGAGGGGGGAACATCCGAATCACATCACCAAATGGCGTCATCTGGGAAATAGATGCGTATAACGATAATTTAAGAGTCTATTGTGATGATGGTTCTGTTTCATTTAATTTTTTAAAGGATGGAACTTTAAACATTGCAGACTTGGTGATAAGTTCTGTGAGAACAAGACTATCCGAGTTTATTGGTAAAATCAAAAATGCTGCGTATTGTACCGTCGTAAATAATGCTACTACGACAGGAGCAGGAACGGTACTGGATGGACGGATGGGGAAGACGTTGAATGATAAGATTGCCTCAGTATCGACTGTGGCTAATGAGGACAGACTTCGATTGAATAAGGTCGAAGTTAATTTGAGCAGAGCAACTAATACATTAGGATCAGCTTATGGTGTGACAGCGAAGTATCGAACAAATGAGTATATGACCACAGTTTATTTTTATGGTCAGCATGTAGGGGCGAGCATGGGAGCTTATCAAGCGATTGGCTTTGGAGCACTTCCAGCTGGAAAACGACCACTTAATAAGATACAGATTCCTTGTGCTGGGGTAGCTGGTTTGTATATGACGGTTGATGCAAGTGGTATGGCTTGCTTGTTCAATGAAACGCCCAACACATTATCATTTGGGAAAACGTGGGTAAATGGTCATTTGACGTTTGTAAATTAAAATATTGCAGTAGGAGGAGGTCGGCATGAAAAAAGAAATCAAGATCTATGTGGATGGACAAGAAATCCGGCTTGAGCAGGGCGGGGCGATCGTGCGGGGCTCAAAAGGGTATCTGCAGTGCAGGTTCTCTTTTTCGGATGGATGGCAGAAAATGAAGAAAGTAGCAGTGTTTTCCGATGGATATGGGTTTAAGAAAGAGTATGCAGTTCCTATAACCGGAGATGTATGCCATATCCCAGACGCAGTGACGGATGGACGGAGAATCTATATCAAGGTAGCTGGGATGAAAGAAAATGTAGTGATCACAACAAGGGTATGTGCACTGGATCAGGAGGGCTGACATGACGGTAGAGGAAGCATTTGCGATGATGGAGGATGCGGAAAAGACGAAAGAAGACAATACGGTCTTCTGCGAAATTGACGCAGAGACAAGAAAGGTCACAGTACCGGAAACTTATAAGATTCTTGGTGTAGAGAGTGATGAGGATTCAGAGCGGGTTTATTTCCGTGCACCGCGGATCGTGGGGGATAAAATCGATCTGGCAACGCTGGGATTACGGATCAACTACCAGAACGCCAACAGTCAGAAAGATTCTTATCCCGTAGATGATTTAACGGTGGAGAACGAGTTTATTACGTTTAGTTGGCTTTTGAGCCGGAAAGCCGTGGCGTACAAAGGAACCGTAAAGTTCATTGTTTGCGCGGTGCGGATTGGTGATAATGAAGAAATTAGTAATGAGTGGAATACGACCCTTGCATCGGCGGAAGTGTTGGAGGGGCTTGAGGTTGATCTGTCCGGAATCCCGGATGAAGAGGGAAAAGATCTGCTGGAAGCGCTGATCGCGCAGTCACAGGTTAAGCTGATGGAAGTGGGAGAAGCAACAGAAGAGGCGAAGCGGTCGGCGGAGCGGGCAGACACCGCGGCGGATTCAGCCGGTCATGCTGCCGACGCTGCCAATAATGCAGCGGAAGAAGCGAGGAGAGCGGTAGAGGAATTAAAAGGCGGAATTGGCATCGATGATAACGTTGTTTTGGAGAACAAGACGTACAGCAGCAAGAAAATCGAAGAGATGGCGGCGGTAAATTGGATACCGAAGTTAGATGGAAAATTTAAATTTACGAAATGTACGGGAAGTTATCAAGACGGAATATTAACAATAGAAAGCGTCGATATATCAACTGCTCAATATGCATATTTTGAGCTGAAAAATTTAAAACAAAATACGAAATATACAGTTTCATGGAAATCTACACGAACAGGTAATATTGGTGGGGGTATAGGTGTTTTAGGAAGAAAAGGGAGTAATTATACAACACTCGTTAATACGGATACCAATACACTGAATGGATTTTGTTATTTTGATAGTGGAGCGTATGATGCAATTTCATTTAATTTCTATTGTGGAAATCAGAACTCTCAAATTGGTGATTCCGCTACGTTCTGGGACATTATGCTTGTTGAGGGGGAACATCCGTCAGGATACATAGAAAATGTAAGAGACATCGTGAAGAAGATGGCGTGGATAGATGCGGAAACATTGGATGTTGCTTCGAGGTTTGACACGATCAGTTCAGGAGATGTGCTTGACATAAAAAAGTCAGGAATTTATTTTGCTGGATCGAATTTGACTGGAAAGCCAGAAAACACTGGAAATGGAATGCTGATTGTGGCATATTCTGGCGAATCAAATCGTGTATATGTGTATATAGGAACAAACCATTCTTTGTATGTTCGGCGGTTTGCAGGTGGAAGTAATACAGATTCTGGTTGGATAAACAAAGCCCTTACAGCTGATGACATTGTAAACAACTTTACTACAACTGTTAATGGAAAAGCTTTGGATGCACGGGCAGGGAAGACACTGGACGAGAAAATCGAGGGTGTGAAAGCGGATGTTACTGAATTAAGTGGTAATTTGGTTTATACCCAACAATTTATTCCGGAGATAGCGAAAAATAATATCATAACAGATCTGCTTGCAATAAATACCAATGGTGTGATGAACGTATCTTATATGTATCCGGGAAGCGTAGCAACCGAGGATGCTTCCTCTTTACAAGGCTCGCCTATAAAATCTGGTGCTTTTTATGCATATCGTGAAGTGTTTTTTATTCCTAATCAAGGGATAATTGGAAATACTTACGGAAAAACAATTATACGCCTTACAGAATCATATCCCACCGTCGGAAGAATATGGATATGCGTATACAATACCGATTTGGGAAAGTGGAGTGACTGGAAGTCGACCACACCAGTATAAACACATCCGAAAGGGTGTTTTTATTTTAACTTTCATTCAATAAAAGGAGGAGAATCAGAATGGAAAAAATGAATTTAAAAGACAAAACAGAACTGGAGATTATGAATGGAGCGTCGCTGAATGCGATCACCGCGGTTGCTGACGACTGGACAGCGCTTGGGGCAATTGCAGAAGCGCTGAGAGAATCCGGGAATCTGGATGAGGTGCAGTTTAAGACGGATGAAACTGTGACCGGAGAGTACCGGAACATGAAACTGGAATCCCCGCTGTTCTCTGCGGTGGACATTGCGGAGGATGGAAAGATCCATGCCACCTTTGGCATCCGGCAAAAGACAGAAATAGAGCTGGCGATCGAGCAGCTTCAGCGGCAGCAGGAGGAGACGAATGCAAGTCAGGAGATTCAGGATGGGGCGATCATGGAACTTGCCGGAATGGTCGGAGGTGAGGCGTAATGGTAAAATTTTATGTGATGAAAATCAAAGACGGCGTGATCAAGATTGAGGATGTACCGGAGAGATGGAGAACAAAAGTTGAGGAAGCGATGAAAGAGGAAGGAAAGTGAGGTTTATGAGAAAAATGGAAAACTTGAAGTATGTGATCAGCGCGATTGTCGGCGCTTTTTTTAGTTTCTTTGGGATTCTGGCGGTACCATTGGCACTGCTGATCCCATGTAATCTGATTGATTATTTCACTGGTCTGCGGGCTGCGAAAATCCGAGGTGAGAAAATAACAAGTGAAATATCCATCAATGGGATATATAAGAAAGTAACGATGTATATTCTTATATTTGTTGGCTTTGGCATTGATTGTATGATTTCTTATGTGACCGGAACACTACACATTGAAATGAAGTTTCCGCTACTATTTGCGGCGATCGTAGCGAGCTGGCTCGTGATTAATGAGTTGATCAGTATAACAGAAAATTGTGAAGCAATCGGTGTGACGATTCCTGTTCTTGCCCCGGTACTTAAATATATAAAGAAAAAAATTGAAACAGTAACGGATGTTGATCCGGAAAAAACAGAAAACGAAGATAAACCAGAGGGCGAGTGATCGTCCTCTTTTTAATTCCATAGGTAGGATGGAAAAATTTTGAAAAACCTCTTGACTTTCGCCTAGACGTATATTATATTATGCCTAGGCATAAAAGAGAGGTGAAGAATATGTCGCCGAGAACAGGAAGACCGATTGTAGGAAAAGAGCCAAAAAATAAACAAATTGCATTAAGAGCAACAGAAACAACGGTGAGAAAATTTCAAGAGTGTTCAGATGTTACTGGAAAAACCAAAACAGATTTACTTGAAGAAATGGTAAATAACCTACATGAAAGTCTGAAAAAAGAAAAATAGAGCAATCGCGCACCTACCAAGTAATACGATTGCTCTCTCAGAGAAGTTTCCTTCTGTAAATATTATAATGCAGAATGGAACTTCTTTCAAGAACCAAAATTTGAAAGGAGTTTTTTATTATTATGAACGATTTAATGAACAAAGTTGTGCAGACACCTATTGAGATAGCATTAGGCATTGATGAAAATGGAATGACCACAGCAAAGAAGTTGTATGAATTTCTTGGAATGGATTTAAAAAACTATTCACGGTGGATAAGAAACAATATTACAGAAAATCAATTTGCAGAAGAAAATGTTGATTATTGGTTTTCGTCATGCAGGAAGAAAACCCATCGGGAGGGCGCCCAACGCAAGATTATAAACTTTCGGCGAGTTTTGCAAAGAAACTATCTATGATGGCTAGAAGTGAGAAAGGCGAACAGGCACGCCAGTATTTTGTACGTGTCGAAGATGGAATGAAAGAGGTTGCTCTTCGGCTTCAGAATATGTCTCCAGAACTTCAAGCCATCATTATGCATGATAAAAAGATTCAGCAGGTAGAAAGTAAAGTGGAATCTGTTAATCAGGATTTGCAGGATTTTAAGATGGACATGCCGATTCTCGGGATTGAAATTGACAAAATTACATCTGCGGTAAAAAAGAAAGGTGTAAAATGTCTTGGTGGAAAAGAAAGTAATGCGTATAAAGACAAATCTCTGCGTGGAAAAGTGTATCATGACATTTACAGAGAACTGAAAAGACAGTTTGGAGTCAGTACATATAAAGCAATCAAAAGAAATCAGTGTGATTTAGCTGTGGAAGTGATTGGACGCTATGAACTTCCGTATGTTCTTGCAGAGCAAATAAGGGACTGCAATGCTCGGATTAGCATGGAGGTGGCGTAGTATGAGACGAGAATATGATTTCAGAATTTTGTCCAAATACAAGTATCCGAACCTTGTAGCTGAATTTATGGAAACCGGTTACAGTATATGTACCTTGTCAGAGCACATGGGGAACGGCAGATGCAAAGAAGATGATGCAGTTATAAATGCTAAAATATTTGGTGATGAAAAGATTACTGCACAGGAGGCTTCTGGTTTAGCACAGCTCTTTGGGTGTAAACTTGAATATTTGTTTTCAACAGAAATTGAGATGATAGGTGATGTTCCAGCAGCATATATTCGCCATCTCGATTCCAATCGGCGGCAAGAGCGGGAAATGAAACTCTTTAGAATTTCAGAAGAGATAAGAAGAACTTTAAAACAAAAACCGTATTTGGGTGAATTTATGGAACAGGCTTTGACGTGGAATGAAGAACAGGTTCAACAAGCAATAAAAATGTTACAAGAATTAAAAACAGCATAACGATAATCAGAACATCTATCAGAAATGGTAGGTGTTCTTTTTATACAAAAATATTTTTGCACCGGTGCAACACCGGGGAAAGGAGCACATATGAGTATTTTTAATGGAGTCGCAGGAAACCGAGGACACAACCCGATCGGGGCAGTGATTCATAACGATGCAGGGAGCCAGAGCGCGAATGCAGCGCATTATCAGAGCTGGCTTCCAGGAATCAATCCGGAAAATGGATTCGCACACGACTATGTGTGTTCGGACGGAACAGTCCATGCCGAGGATGATTGGAACTGCGCTTGGCATTGCGGCGATGGCTGGGGAAACAATGAGTTCTATTCTGTCGAGGTCTGCCAGAGTATGGGGGACGTGAACGTGTTCAAAGCTAATGAAGAGCGTGCGCTGGCTCTTGTGGCGTCTAAATTCAAAGCGTGGGGGATCACACCGAACAACGACACAGTTCGTTTACATCAGGAGTTTTTCGCAACGTCCTGTCCGCACAGATCCATAGAGATACACGGTGGTTTTGATGCAACAAAGGCATATTTTATCAGGAGGATTGGTGAGCTTATGAACAGTACAGACAAATGGATTCAAGATGCTAAAGGCTGGTGGTATCGTTATGCTGATGGAAGCTATCCAAAGGATCAGTGGTTAAAGCTGGATGCATGGTACTACTTCGATTCCTACGGCTACGCCCTGCGGAACCAGTGGAAGTATATCAAGGGATTGTGGTATTATTTCGGTGACGACTGCCGGATGGTAAAAGGTTGGATCAAGTTGGGCAGTCATTGGTACTATTTGAATCCGACTGCCGGAGCAAAACCGGAGGGCGCGATGCTGACTGGATTCGTTCTGGATGGTACAGAATGGTACTTCTTCCGGCGCGCGAATGATGGGCATCCTCTCGGATCGATGGTGACTGGACTATTTAAGGATGGAGATTACAAATATTACTGCCGGCCAAAAAAAGAGGGGAAATATGCAGAGGGTACGATGGTCACTGGCTTCCAGTGGGTGGATTCCGAAAAGGCGTGGTACTACTTCAACAAGGACAAGAACTGTCAGCCGATTGGATCGATGATGCGCTGCCACTGGATCACGAATGGAAGCAAGCGTTATTATGTGAAAGAGGATGGTGTGATGGCGGAAAACGAGACTGTTGTGATCGACGGAAACGAGTATCGGTTTGATGGATCCGGAGCATTGAAAGCATAAAAAAAGAAAAGGAATCCGGAACTTATTATTTGTTCCGGATTCCAGTAAAAATATTGCATCATCTTCGTATACATATAAATAGGTAGAAAGTACTGATTTGTATCCCTACTAGGGTGCAAAGTAGGGATGCGAAAATTATTGTATGTTGTTACATAAAGGTTGACGCAATGGGGGGCGAAGAGCTCGGCGATCAGGGATATTCGGCGATCGAGATCCTGCGATATTTTTACGGGGACAATATGTACATCAACACTGCGCCGGAAATCTCGGGGATTCCGTCTTCGTGGCCGGGATATACACTGGAAAATGGTTCCAGCGGTCAGAAAGTGCTTCAGATGCAGGAACAGCTCAATGTGATCGCTGGAGCTTACCCGGCGATCCCGAAGATCCAGGCGGACGGAATTTACGGACCGGCGACGGCGGAGGCAGTCCGGACATTTCAGGAGGTGTTCGGACTGCCGCAGACAGGGACGGTTGATTTCCGGACGTGGTATAAAATATCGGAGATCTATGTCGGGGTGTCGCGGATCGCGGAGCTGGTATAA